ACCGGCACCGCATGCTTTCCAGCAAGGCGTCCGCCGAGCCGGGTCGCTGGCGCACCAGCACCGTCAGCGCCGCTTCGGCGAGCTTGGTGGCCAGCATGTCGGCGGACGTGGTGTTCATCGTTGGTCCTTTCGGTTGTTGATCGAGTGACGTGATGAACGCGCTGTTCTCCAGGCAAGCCAAGCGCTTTCTGCTTGATTCCCACATCCGAGCCGGATGTGGCTCCCACTCCTCGCCGGGTACTGAACAAATGATTGAAAAGACCGATGGGAATCTCGATCCGCGCCTACGCACGTCACCGCGGGGTCACCGACACCGCCGTGCACAAGGCGATTCGCGCCGGTCGGATCACGCCCGAGGCGGATGGCTCGATCGATCCGGACCGCGCCGATCTCGAATGGGCACGTAACACCGACACGCCGAGGGCGGGCACCCGCAAACAAGCTGTGAAGGTCGCGGTGCCGGAGGCCAGCGCCGATGCGCCGGCGCCCGCTGTCGGCGGCACTTCGCTGCTGCAGGCCCGCACCGTCAACGAAGTCGTCAAGGCGCAGACCAACAAGGTGCGGCTCGCGCGCCTGAAGGGCGAGCTGGTCGACCGGCCACAGGCGATCGCGCATGTCTTCAAGCTGGCACGCACGGAGCGCGACGCCTGGTTGAACTGGCCGGCGCGGATCTCCGCGCAGATGGCCGCCACCCTCGGCTGCGACGCGCACGCCATGCATGTGGCCCTGGAGGCCGCGGTGCGCGAGCACCTGCAGGAATTGGGCGAACTGCGCCCGCGAGTGGATTGATGCCGCAGGCGAACACCATGGAGCACTACGAGGGCGCGGCCGAGATCGAGCGCGCCTGGCGCGAAGGGTTGACGCCGGATCCGCTGCTCACGGTTTCCGAGTGGTCGGACCGGCACCGCATGCTTTCCAGCAAGGCGTCCGCCGAGCCGGGTCGCTGGCGCACCAGCCGCACCCCGTACCTGAAGGCGATCATGGACTGCCTGTCGCCGACCTCACCGGTCGAGCGCGTGGTGTTCATGAAAGCGGCGCAGCTGGGCGCCACTGAAATGGGTTCGAACTGGATCGGCTACGTGATCCATCACGCACCCGGCCCGATGATGGCAGTCTGGCCGACGGTGGACATGGCCAAGCGCAACTCCAAGCAGCGGATCGACCCGCTGATCGAGGAGTCTGCGGCGCTTACCGAGCTGATCGCTCCGGCGCGCTCACGCGACTCGGGCAACACCATCCTGGCCAAGGAGTTCCGAGGCGGCGTTCTGGTCATGACCGGCGCCAACAGTGCGGTGGGCCTGCGCTCGATGCCGGTGCGCTACCTGTTCCTCGATGAGGTCGACGGCTACCCGCTGGACGTGGAAGGCGAAGGCGACGCGATCTCGCTGGCCGAAGCGCGCACCCGCACCTTTGCGCGTCGGAAGATTTTCATTGTCTCGACGCCGACGATCTCGGGCGCGAGCGCCATTGAACGGGAGTACGAGGCGTCGGACCAGCGGCGCTACTTCGTGCCCTGTCCGCATTGTGATCACCGACAGTGGCTGCGCTTCGAGCAGCTGCGCTGGGACAAGGGCGCGCCTGAAACCGCGGCCTATATCTGCGAGTCCTGCGAACAACCGATTGCCGAGCACCACAAGACCTGGATGCTGGAGCACGGCGACTGGCGCTCCATGGCGCCGGACTCGCCGGGCAGGGCCACGACGAAAACGGCAGGCTTTCACCTGTCGTCGCTGTACAGCCCGGTGGGCTGGCGCAGTTGGCGCGACACCGCCGCTGCCTGGGAGAGTGCGGTGAACAAGGAGTCCGGATCCGCGGCCGCGATCAAGACCTTCAAGAACACCGAATTGGGTGAGACCTGGGTGGAGGAGGGCGAGGCGCCGGATTGGCAGCGGCTGGTCGAGCGGCGGGAGGACTACCGCATCGGATCAGTTCCCCCCGGCGGCCTGCTGCTGGTGGGCGGTGCCGACGTGCAGAAGGATCGCATCGAAGTCTCGATCTGGGCCTTTGGCCGCGGCAAGGAATGCTGGCTGGTGGAACACCGGGTGCTGATGGGCGACACCGCGCGCGACGCGGTCTGGAAGCGCCTGGCCGAATTGATCGCCGAGACCTGGACCCACGAATCCGGCGCGGCGCTGCCGCTGGCCCGCTTCGCGCTTGACACCGGCTTCGCCACCCAGGAGGCCTACAGCTTCGTGCGGGCCTGCCGTGATCCGCGCGTGATGCCGGTCAAGGGCGCAGCGCGTGGCGCCGCGCTGATCGGCACACCCACCGCCGTGGATGTCACGCAAGGCGGCAAGAAGCTGCGCCGCGGCATCAAGGTGTTCTCGGTGGCAGTGGGCATCGCCAAGCTGGAGTTCTACAACAACCTGCGCAAGGCCGCGGACGTCACCGAGGACGGCGTCACCACCTCGTTCCCAGCCGGATTCGTTCATCTGCCCAAGATCGATGCGGAGTTCATCCAGCAGCTGTGCGCCGAGCAACTGATCACCCGCCGCGACCGCAATGGTTTCGCGATCCGAGAGTGGCAAAAGATGCGCGAGCGCAATGAAGCGCTGGACTGCTACGTGTATGCCCGCGCCGCTGCATCGGCAGCCGGCCTGGATCGTTTCGAGGAGCGGCACTGGCGCGAGCTGGAGCGGCAACTCGGGATGGAGCGGCCACCCGACCTGCCGCCGCCGATTCAAGCGCTCGACCCCAACAAGGCCACCGACCCCGGTGGCCTTTCTGTTTCTGGAGCCAGGCCAGCTGGCCGGCGCGTGATCAAGAGCCGCTGGCTGTCCTCGTGAGCCGCGGCCAAGTCCGCATTCATCGTCTTTTCATCGTCAGGAGTTTCACCTTATGAGTTTGCAATCCCGCATCGAATCGCTGGTCCTGCGCCTGGCCGCGGAGTTCAAGACTATCTATGGTCAGGTCGGCACGCTGGCGAACCTGTCGACCACCGACAAGATCAACCTGGTTGCCGCGATCAACGAGCTGCGCGCGCAGATCGCGACGCTCGAAGGCGCTACGGTCATCGATGACGCCAACTCGGCGTCGCTCTCGACCACGTTCTCGGCCTCCAAGATCACCGGTCTGCTCGATGCGCTGAAGGCCGATCTGTTGGGCGGTGCCGACGCCGCCTTCGACACCCTGAAGGAACTGCAGACCGCGATTCAGGAGGACCAGTCCGGCATTGCCGCACTGCTGGCGGCTGTGGACGCCCGGGTGCGCTTCGACGCTGCCCAGGCGCTGACCTCCGCCGAGCAGACCCAGGCGCGCAACAACATCGGCGCGATGTCCGCGGCTGCCGTGGGCGACCCGGAGACCGATTTCGTCGCCATCTTCGAGACGGCGCTGGCCGCCTGATCATGAGCCTGGTCCAGAAGATCTCCGACCTCGCCAGCGCCGTGGGCGCCGAACTGAAGTCCCGGATCACTCCGTACCACCCGGGTGTCGCCAAGGCCTGGGTGTGCTTCGGCTTTGTCGGCGACCAGATGGTGATCCGGGCTGCCTACAACGTCGCGGGCGTGAGCCGGCTGGCAGCCGGCAAGTACCGGGTGGACTTCGCCCGCGCGATGCCGGACGCGAAGTACGCCTGGCAGGCCTTTGCCCGCCAGGCAGGCGGCCAGTCGGCACCGCAGTTCGCTGGTGCGCGCTCCACGGCCGAGGCCAAGACCGCCAACTACCTGGAGGTGATCTGCGTGACGGCCAACGGAACGCTCGCCGACAGCCCCGAAATGAACCTCATGGTGCTGCGCTGATGGCCTACACCGATGCCCAACTCCAGGCGCTGGAGTCGGCACTCGCCAAGGGCGAACGCCGTGTCACCTTCCAGGACAAGACCGTGGAATACCGCTCGGTCGATGAACTCAAGGCGGCGATCCGCGAGGTCAAGCGCGGGATCTTCGAGCAGGCCGCTGGCACCGGCATGTGGCCAGGGGCGCCGCGCCAGATCCGTGTCACCACCTCCAAGGGCTTCTGATGGCGTGGATCTCCAGACTGCGCGGTCTGTTCGGCCAGCCTCCGGTCCATGAGGCGGCCGGTCGCGGGCGCCGCGCGCTGGCATGGACGCCGGGCAACCCGGGTGCGGTGGCGGCGCTGCTGGCCACCAACACCGAGCTGCGCAGCAAGAGCCGGGATCTGGTGCGCCGCAATGCTTGGGCGCAGGCCGGCATCGAGGCCTTCGTCGCCAATGCGGTGGGCACCGGCATCAAGCCGCAAAGCTTGTCGACCGACGAACGCTTCAAGACCGAAGTGCAGGCGCTGTGGCGCGACTGGACGCAGGATGCGGACGCGGCGGGCCAGACCGACTTCTACGGCCTGCAGGCGCTGGCTTGCCGGGCCATGCTCGAAGGCGGCGAGTGCCTCATTCGCCTGCGGCCGCGCCGCCCGGACGATGGTCTGGTCGTTCCGCTGCAGCTGCAGCTGCTGGAGCCCGAACACCTGCCGATCAGCCTCAATGTCGATCTGGAGTCCGGCAACGTGGTGCGCTCGGGCATCGAGTTCGACGCCCTCGGTCGGCGTGTCGCCTACCACCTGTACCGCTCCCATCCCGATGACGGTCGGCTGGCGCCGATGTCGGGTCAGGGTGGGCTTGAGACCGTGCGCATCGATGCCCGGGAAATCATCCACCTGTATCGGGTGCTGCGTCCCGGCCAGATCCGCGGCGAGCCGTGGTTGTCACGTGCGCTGGTCAAGCTCAATGAGCTGGACCAGTACGACGACGCCGAGCTGGTGCGCAAGAAGACCGCCGCCATGTTCGCCGGCTTTGTGACGCGTCAGAACCCCGAGGACAACCTGATGGGGGAGGGCACGCCCGACAGCAGTGGCGTTTCGCTCGCGGGTCTGGAGCCCGGGACCATGCAGATCCTGGAGCCCGGCGAGGACATCAAGTTCTCCGACCCGGCGGACGTGGGCGGCTCCTATGCCGAATTCCTGCGCACCCAGTTCCGCGGCGTGGCCGCCGCTCTCGGTATCACCTACGAACAGTTGACCGGTGACCTGACCGGCGTCAATTACTCGTCGATCCGCGCGGGCCTGCTGGAATTCCGGCGCCGCTGCGAAGTGATCCAACACTCGGTGCTGGTCCACCAGATGTGCCGACCGGTCTGGGCCGCCTGGATGAAGCAGGCCGTGCTGGCCGGAGCGATCGAGGCGCCGGGGTTCGCGCGCGGCGGTGCAGCGCGCCGGCGCCAGTACCTGCAGGTCAAGTGGATTCCCCAGGGCTGGCAGTGGGTCGACCCGGAAAAAGAGTTCAAAGCCATGCTGACTGCGATCCGCGCCGGCGTGATGAGCCGGTCCGAAGCGGTGTCGGCCAACGGCTACGACGCCGAGGACGTGGACCGGGAGATCGCCGCCGACAACGCCCGCGCCGACGCGCTGGGCCTGATTTTCGACTCCGACCCGCGCCGCACGTCCAGGGATGGCGCATCGCTCGCAACTGAGGCTGAGCCCAACACCCATCTGGCTGAGACCACCTCGCCTGCCGCCTAAGAGAGCCCCATGACTTTGTTGCCGCATGTGGCGGCGCGCCTGTTCGGTGCGCCGCTGCTCATTCATCGCCCGAAACTTGACGTGATCCTGTCGGTGCTGGGCCCGCGGGTTGGCCTCACTGATCTGGCCGCGCCGGCAGGCTTCATGCCACCAGAGCGCGCAGTGACCAGCAGCGCCTCTGGCCCCGACAAGATCGCCGTCATACCGATTTACGGAACACTGGTGCGCCGCACCGTGGGCCTGGAGGCCGAATCCGGGCTCGCCAGCTACGCCGCGATCGCCAGCCAGTTGGACGCGGCGCTGGCCAACCCGAATGTCGCGGCGATCTTGCTGGACATCGACAGCCCGGGCGGCGAGTCCGGCGGGGTCTTCGACTTGGCCGACCGCATCCGGTCCGCCGCCAGTGTGAAGCCGGTCTGGGCGGTGGCCAACGACATGGCGTTCTCGGCCGCCTACGCGCTGGCCTCCGGCGCCTCGCGCATCTTCGTCTCCCGCACCGGCGGCGTCGGCTCCATCGGCGTGATCGCAATGCACGTCGATCAGTCCGTCAAGGACGCCCAGGACGGTGTGCGCTACACGGCCGTCTTCGCCGGGGACCGCAAGAACGATCTGAACCCGCACCAGCCGATCACCGACGAAGCCCATGCCTTCCTGCAAAGCGAGGTGAACCGGGTCTATGGCCTGTTTGTCGAGACGGTGGCCAAGCACCGGGGACTCCAGGCCCACGCTGTGATTGCCACCCAAGCGGGCCTGTTCTTCGGCAAGGACGCGGTGTCCGCAGGCCTGGCCGACGCCGTGGGCAGCTTCGACGACGCGATGGCACAGATGCACGCATCCATTTCCTCCCGCTCGATGCTGCTTGCCAGTGGCTCGGGCACTTCACTCCAGATCCAGAAGGACCACCCCATGAACGAACAACCCGAGGCCGGCGCGCCCGCGCCGCTCCTTGCTGACGCTGCTGCCGGTCAGCTTCAAGCGGCGGCCGCCAGCGCCAGCGCCAGCGCAACCACCGCCCCGGCTGCGGCCTTCAGCGTCGCCGATGCGGTCGAAATTGCCCAGACCTGCGCGCTCGCCGGCCGTACCGACCTGGTCGCCGGCTTCCTCGAGGCCCGGGTCTCGCCGGCGCAGGTGCGCAGCCACTTGCTTGCGGCCCAGGCGGACAGCTCGCCGGAGATCGTCAGCCGCATCGATCCGAACGCGGCCGTCAAGACCTCTCTCGCTGCGGCCAACCCCACCTCCCCCAACAACCCTCTGATCCAGGCCGTCAAGAGTCTGGGCGCATCCAAAACCTAAGCGGAGCCTGTAATGCCCGAAATCAAAGAAGCCCTGAACCTTGGCGACCTCCTCAAGTACGAGGCGCCCAACCTGTATTCGCGCGACCGCGTCACCATCGCTGCCGGCCAAACCCTGCCGCTCGGTGCCGTGCTCGGCACGATCACCACCACCGGCAAGATCAA